CATATGGAGTTACCAGTTGGTGAATTCATCAAAGATGCTCTTACGGGTGAGGTACCACCACTTGCCCAAGAACTCCTTGAATCGAATGTTACCGATGAAGAGAACCATGACTTGGCTTTGGGTTACATCGCCAATGCTCTGGGCACTAATGAGAAGGCTGAAGCCGAAGCTCTTAGACTCCGCGACGCTTGGGAGAGCCATCCAGATCACACAATCCTCAAGGCATTGGTGGCCGAACGTGCAATTTTCTTCGTTCTCCTACCCTTCTTTAGGTTTTGTGGTGATGCTGGCTTAAGAACCGTTTCAGCAGACATTTCACGCGATGAACAAATTCATGTGGCCGCTAACTCTCTTGTATGTAGAGATATGGGCTTATCTCCTAGTCCAAGTTTGGATAAGCTTAGGAAGGCCACCATTAATTGGATTATGGAGCCTTTAGGTATAAATACTACCGATAAATATTTGGACAAAAAATTCTGGCTGGATACAAGCGATCGTTTAATGTATGAGGGCAAAGCCCCAGAACTTTTCGAAACACAGAGAGCACGTATGCCTGCCTTCTTTGAACATAGCAATGTCAACCTCCCGCAATATGCTTGAGGCCATCTACGGTCCTCAATTTGATAGCTACCTCCTGGATGAGATTCAGGAGGTGTTCCCACCTTCGATACCTATCCCGACGGATACAGTATCACATATAATGTACAACGCTGGCCAACAGTCAGTAATTCAATGGTTAATTAAAAGAATGGAGGATGAGAAATGACAGCAGCAGCTTGGCCAACATCTATATGGACTCATCAAGGCGTCAAACCTTTTGTTGACCCTAATCCAGGTGCGAAAGCTGTATCATCTTTGGGATTTACTCCTGCAGATGCGTTCACTCAGCATACTGGTGATAGGATTAAGGAAGGTGTTGATGTAGCTCAGGTTGTAGATAGCAATCTATTTAAAGTAGCAGCAGGTGCTGTTGGTGTAGATTGGGCATCATTTAGAGCAAAGCTTGTAGCTAAAGAAGGTATGGACAAAGCGCTTGGTGCTCGTGTCTATGTACAAGACAGTCAAGGCGGAAACCTTAAATGGATAGACAGATCAGCATGGGAAGCCGACCAAGCTACAGGTAGGTATACTGCACGCTTTACAAAAACAGATGAAGCCGGTAATGAAATAGATTATTCAAAAGGTGATTCACATGTAAGCGTTGAAGATGGTAAAGACTATCAAGACTGGGGTAAGACTGATTCAGGAGAGGAAATAGATATCAGTAGTGATGAGGCAGATAAGCTGGAGGATATGCAGAAATGGTTGAAGGATAATGAAAGAGAGATATCTCGTTCCAGTGCATCAGCTTGGGATAACCCACCTTCAGGCCGTGACTATGGATTTGATAATGATAATCTATGGGAAGCGTTAGGTATTGATCCGAGTAAGCCACCACCGACAGCAGAATATTTAACTGATCCAAGTACTGGTAAAACTTTAGACTACGAGTTCAATCTATTAGCACCACGTACATCTCACTTCACTATACCAGTACCAGATGGTTATGGTTTCGGTGATGATCCAGGTACAAGATCAGGATCCTTTGTCAACACAGTGATGGCTAGTGAGATGAATAAAAGAACTGATATGACTGGCATACCAGTGGCTGGACATACTTATCCTGGCGGAGCACACCCAGGTGCAGATGACCCATCTTGGCACCAAACCATACACCATGATGGATTTAAATCAACACAACCACGTGCAGGGCAGACTACTGCAATGAACGAATCAAAATATAGGACTTAAATTATGTCAGAATACACAAACATAGCTGCAGGTTATAGAACAGGGCCTGGAGCTAAAGCAGAATTTAATTTGGGTAGCTGGAATAGATTCACAGCTGATCATCCTTCAATTAGCAAGCAGCAGTTTAAGGTGATGACCCAACAACTGAAGCATTTCAATCCAGGATCATATACTAGACCCCAAGCAAACGCAGCATTACAGCAGAATGTATTGCAGGGTAATCCTGGTATGTTCAGTAATGCAAACCCATTTGGTAGGTACCAAGGTCCACATGGAAACTTTGGTGCCCAATCAATAACCAATGCATTCAATGCTGGTGCATTACCGATGGATAACCCCGGCGCCATCCCAGGTATAGTTGGTCAAGGTGGTATGTTTATGCCTCATGGAGCTACACAGATATGGCAAAACATGATGGCTGGGCACCAACAGCAGTCACAATGGGAGCAGATGATGGCTAACATCCCAACAGCAGCAGACATCATGGCAATGATGCCACAGTATCAAGCACCTGAACCTGTTGGTCATGGACAAGCATACTCCACAGCAGGAGGAATGATGTCAGGATTACAAGCTGCAACAGCAGACAAGTTTGACACTGAAGGTGGAGGCAGCTCCACACAACATCAGTTCGGTAAAGGTCAACAGTACACAGGTACAATGAACATCGGACAAGGTGGCACTGAAGCAGCTACATTTGGAGCTGAACAGAACCAGGCTCAGATGGGCTGGGATAAATTAAAGAAGCAGTATGATTGGAAGAATCTCAATACAGCAGGCACAGCAGCATCGAATGCAGCAGCATCACTAGGGATTAACACAGCATGACAGCTAAATCACGATACGATACACTAGCAAGTACTAGATCACAGTACTTGAAGGCTGCTGAAGATGCAGCTAAACTAACCATACCTTATCTCATCCATCAAGATGACAATGCTAAAGGTGCACGTCAATTCAAAACACCTTGGCAAGGAGTGGGTGCAAAGGGGGTGGTAACATTAGCAGCTAAACTAATGCTTAGTCTTCTACCTCCACAGACTAGCTTCTTTAAACTACAAGTAGATGATGCTAAGATAGGAGAGTACGGACCTGAACTTAAATCAGAATTAGACCTAGCCTTTGCTAAGGTTGAACGTGTAATCCTAGAAAAGATTGCCGCTTCAGATGATAGAGTTGTCGTACACCAAGCAATGAAACACTTGGTTGTAGCAGGCAACGCTCTTATCTTCATGGGTAAAGAGGGGCTTAAGTTATTTCCATTGAATCGTTATGTCATTGAAAGAGATGGCAACGGTAATGTATTAGAGATTGTTACTAAGGAAAGTATCAGTAAAGATATTATCCAAGAGCTTGTACCTGAATTAAAAACACAGCATGCTGACTATGAATCTAATGATGAAACTGATACAGACTGTGATGTCTACACCCACGTCAGGGTTGATGGCAGCAGAATTAATTGGCATCAAGAAGTATACGATCAAATCATACCCAAGTCATTCGGCAAAGCTCCTACTAAAGCTACACCCTGGTTACCCCTGAGATTTAACACAGTTGATGGAGAGGACTATGGAAGGGGCCGTGTCGAAGAGTTTATCGGAGACCTTAAATCACTAGAGGCGCTGAGTCAAGCCCTCGTAGAAGGCTCAGCAGCAGCCGCTAAGGTGGTGTTCACTGTTAGCCCCAGCTCAAGTACCAAACCTAAGACACTAGCAGAAGCTGGTAATGGTGCAATCGTACAAGGAAGACCCGATGATATCGGTGTAGTCCAAGTAGGTAAGACCGCAGACTTCTCTACTGCATTCCAAGTGATGCAACAACTAGAGCGTAGACTCAGTGAAGCATTCCTTATCCTTTCTGTTAGACAGTCAGAACGTACCACTGCTGAAGAGGTACGGATGACACAGATGGAATTGGAACAGCAACTTGGTGGACTATTCAGTTTACTTACTGTTGAGTTCCTAGTACCTTACCTTGACCGTAAGCTTACTGTAATGCAGAAGGATGGATCTATTCCACAGATACCTAAGGACTATGTACATCCTACTATCGTAGCTGGTATCAATGCTCTTGGCCGTGGCCAGGACAGAGAGAGTCTTACTATGTTCATGCAAACTATCGCACAGACAGTAGGACCAGAAGCTATGATGCAATTCATCAACCCTGATGAGGTTATCAAACGTCTAGCAGCTGCCTCAGGTATCGACGTGCTCAACCTAGTGAAGAGTATGCAAGAGATCCAAGGACAACAGCAGCAACAGATGGAACAACAGATGGCTATGCAACAGCAAGAACAAGCACCAGCTATGGCAGCAGTTGAACAGAAACAGATGCAAGCTGAGATGCAAATGGCACAACAACAATCACCCGGTTAAACTATGGCAGAAACAATCACAACAGTAGACACTTCTCCAGATACAGAAGTACTTACAGCAGAAGAGCAAGACTCTCTAGAGATTGGCGAAAAGATGGTAGCTGAGCAGGAAGGACTGCTCGCTGGTAAGTATAAGAATGCAGAAGAATTAGAGAAGGCTTACATTGAACTACAAGGTAAGTTTGGATCTAAAGATAACACAGTTTCAGAACCTGAAGCAACCCAAGAGGAAGCTGAACCTGAAGTTGAAGAGCAACCAGAAAGTAATGCTAACTCCGACCTATTCGATAAGATGTGGGATGAGGCTACAACTGATCAAAAATATTCAAAAGAATCTCTAGAAAAACTAGAGCAGATGTCACCACAAGACTTAGCACAGATGCATATGCAATACCGTGCTAACCAACCAGCATCTATACCATTAACAGATCAAACTGTTAATGAATTGAAAGGTGTTGCAGGTGGTGATAAAGGGTATGATAGTATGATAGGTTGGGCTAAGAATAACCTACAAGAACAAGAGATAGCTATGTATGACAGGGTCATGGATATGGGTGATCCTGTTGCCTGCTTCTTTGCTGTTCAATCTTTGAAGTATCGTTACGACGATGCATCAGGTGTTGATGGTAGGATGCTCACAGGTAAAGCACCATCTAATTCAGGTACTCAATTCAAAAGCAATGCTCAGTTAGTAGAAGCTATGAATGATCCTAAATATGACAACGACCCTGCATATCGTAGGGAGGTAATGGACAAACTTGAACGTTCAAACATAGAATTCTAACCATGACTGGAAGATTACTACACCTAGGCATGTTCACATGTTTAGGCATTCATCTTTCTTTATTAGCTTACTAAAGTGAGAAGATTCACAGAGCCCTGGATAATTGTAATCATGCTGCTACTCGTGGCTGCATTTATCGAGGGCGTTCACGTCACTAAACATGACTACTACGATAGCATCCGTTCATCAAAGCTATGCTCTGACGCATGACGTGTAAGCAGGGAACGGGGCTTACATCATAGGAGAAAACTATGACTGTCACTTACTGCTATCGTGGCATCAAGTACACGAAGACAAAGTAGCGTACAACAATACAAACAAACTAAAATGAAATCATTTATTG